GTGACGGAGGTCAGGGCTGAGCAGTTGTCAAAAGCCGAATCGCCTATCCGACTTACGCTATCGGGGATGATCACGCTTTCAATATCGCAGCCGTAAAAGGCGTAGTCGTTTATCATAATAACGGGATATCCCTCGTAGGTGCTCGGGATAACAATATTTTTATCCGTGCAGCTTCCGATTCCCGATACCGCGTATGTTTCACCGCGATAAAGCTCAAAGGTGAGCCCTTTGCTCTCCTTTTCTGCCTCAGGAGGTCTGTTCGAGGAGCCGCCGTTTCCGTTCGGTCCCTTCTCTGTCTCGTTGTCCTTCGTTTCGGACGTACCGTTCTGTGAAGATTCGTTGCCAAACGAATTGAAAAGATCACAGGCAACGAACGCTTGCAAGCACACAAAAATGGCAATAACAAGCGCGGCAAGTCTGATAGCTCGTTTAAATTTCATATTTTTCCTCCTGAAAAACACAAATATCGGCAAAATAATGCCAAAATGCGCAGAATCGTGCCTGAAAAGCGGTCTGCGCGGTCTTTACATATTATCATTATAATACTCTTACCATATTTTGTCAAGAGAATTATGACGTCAAAAGCCGTCCTTTTAAGGACGGCTTTTCATATATCAATTAGCTTCGCTGAAGCGCTTTTGTTCTCTTTCTATGAATTCGGCGGTCTTCATATCTTGTATCTCGGACGCGTCGAGCACGAGCGCGAATTTGCGCTTGATCTTTACCCACTCGCCACGCTTGATGATACAGTTCTGGCCGTTCACAGCGACGTAGACGTCATCTCTGTATCGGTCGTTGTCCTTGAAAAGCTTGACCGAGATGTATTCGTTGAGATATCTCTCATATTCCTTCGCCGCTTCCAATCTGCGCTCGTCCGCGCTCCGCTTCTCGCCGCGAAGACGGGCGTTCTCCGCCTCCTTTTCGGCGAGCTTGAGCTCGTATTCCTCCTTGAGCGCCGCAATTGCCTCGTTGAATTTTGTCATATCAATGATCCTTTCTTGCAAAAAATTGTCGGGAAGGAGCGAGCCCTCCGAGGAGTGCTCGCCCCAAAATCAGATCCTATGATCAGACCGAAGCCGCGGTCTCGATACGGATCATAAACGCTTCGACAAGACGGACGGTGACCTTGGTCGCCTTCCAGCCAACAGTCGCTCTCTGATTGAGAGGGTCGGAGCTGCCCGCGCTGCCAAGCTGCTTGACGATATGCTCGAGTCCGCCGTCCGCAAGAGTGGTGGTGCCGTAAGCGTTCTCGCCAAATACGAGGGTCGCGTAAACGTCAACGCCGTTAGCACCCGCCTCACCGGGATAGATGATCGCATTTGCCGCGCAGGTCACGGAGGCGGCAGTCGCCTTGGTGCTGTCGGTGCAAAGAGTCATAGAGGACGAGGTGTTCGCCGAAACGTAGTACTTCTTGCCCTCGATGAGCACTTCTCTGCCCACGAGTGCGCCGTCGGCAACGGTAGCGTCGGTCTTGAAGCTGACCGTAGCCGAGCCGTTTGACGCCGCGCTTACGGTGAGAGTTCTCGCACCATCGGTGAGATCTTCAGCGTGGAATATCTTTGCCTCGGTGCTCTCGATGAAGCGAACTCCCTCGATGCGACCGATCTCGCCCTCAAAAATAGCCGAGGGGTCGGCATACTGGTGGGGATACTTCCAGTTGGGATCGCTCATAAGGTCGTAGGCGCAGTCGGGGTGAATGATCGCAACGTAAGCGCCATCGATCTTCTCGGCGTTCTGATTCTTGAGGAATCTGACCGCCTTGCGAACCGCGTCAACGGTGAGGTAGTGGTTGTCCTCGGCGTTAGCGCTGCCGCCGACAAGCTGGCTACGGGAGCTGACGTCTCCCTCGGCATACTGCACGTTAGTACCGCCGACAAGCACCTCACGGGAGATGGTGTCGAGGGTTCTGCCTGCCTGAGAGCCGAGAAGCTTGGTCGCCATGCAGAGATTGTTGTCAATGGCGGTCATAAGAAGCAGGTCGGTGAGCTCAACGTAGCCGCCGTACTGTGCAACGGTCGCGTTGACGATACCCATATTGATGGTCTGTCCCGTGGGGGTGATTCCCTCGGCGATGGGATCCGTCAGCTTGGGCAGCGGATCGTATTTGCGGAACTGAACCGACTTGCCGTTGCCTGCGGGGATCGCGTGCTTCTGCGCGAAGCGATCGTGAACGAGAGCAGGCTCGGCGTTGTCGATAAGATAGTCCGAATAGTAGGTTTTCATCTCGGGAGAAAGGCCCTCTCCCTCGGCGTATGCGGTGACCTCACCGCTCTTTGCGTTGATCTCGCCCTCGGTGCCAAGCACCTTGTCGCCTGCTCCGAAAAGCTGAAGATCTGCGTTGAAAATAGTCATATTTTTATTCCTTTCTGTTGTTGAATGTTTAATGATCCGATCGGCTTAAAGCTTGATCTTCTCTCCCCCTGCCGCGCGCTTGGCAAGCCTTGCACGCTCGGCTCGGGTAAGCTTTTAGACGTCGAAGGGGCTTGCGGCGGTGCGGTGAGCAAGTCCGTTTTCGTTCGGCCTCGCTCTTTTGCTTCTGATCTCGCCAAGCACTCTTTCCTCGGTCTCTCTCGCCACGTCCTCAGCGGTCCGTTCGACTATTTCGTCGAAATGTGAGAGCTTATAGGCATCGGCAAGTCCGAACCTGCCGTCCTCGAGCAGAGCCGTCGCAATTTCGATAAATTTTTCAGAATTTAAGGCAAGCTCCTCGGAAAAACCGCAAAACTCCTTTTTCAGCGCCTCGGAGGACTCGCGGATCCTTGCCACAAGCTCGTCGCGCGTTAATTTTTTCGACTTCTCGGCAATCTCTGCGCGTCCCTCCTCCACCGACTGACGAAGCTTCTCCTCCTGCTCCTTGAATTTACGGAAACGGCGGTTTATCATCCTCTGCGTGTCCTCGGTGTAAAACTCCTTGAACCGCGATCTGATAAGTCTGTCGTATTCGGCGCGCTCGGCGCGTCTTGTCTCCTCGGCGGATAAGATCTCGCCGTCAGAAAAAAGCCGACTCTCCTCTGCGCTCTCGTCCTCGGAGATATCCGTTTTGTTTTCTTCCATAAGTAAAAACGTAATCCTTTCCCACCGTTATCGGTGATCTACGCGCGGCAGGGGTTCATTTTCCAGCTCCACGCGTTGTTTTCGACCTCTACGTACCCGGGATAAGTGAGTGAGATCTGCCAGATTCCGATGCAGGCAAGCTTCATCGCCTCCTCACCGTCCTGCCCGCAGCTCACGTCAGCACATCCCGAGCTGAGCCGATCAAGGCTCGTTCCCTCGGAGCAAAAGTTTGAAAGATAGCCGCAGAGCGAATAGAATATGCCCGACACGGCGGCGCAAACGATATCGTTGCCCTCGCCACTAAAGCCTGCGTGACCTTCTATTTGCAGTCTGAGGCGACCGTCCTCGCGCCTTGAAAACTCCGCCTTAATCATTGTCCTCTTCCTTTCCGTCTCCGTAGAGCGAGCGGATCGATGCCTTGAGCATCCCGACTCCCTCGAAATCCATCATTTCGAGCATAAGCAGGGTCTGTGCGGCGTTTTCGGGTCTGAACGCGCCCGAGTCGTAAAGCTCCTTTGCGAACTTGTTTTTCTTCTCGGACTCGCTCGGCGCCTTCTTGACCGCGCTGATCTCGATGTCGAAGTGAGGTCTGTATCCGTCCTCGCCAGCCCTGATGCTCTTGCCGCAAAAGCCGAGGTATTCTCTCGCGCCGTCTTCACCGACTATGCGGAAAACTCTCGTCTCGTCGTAAAACTGACGTATCAGCTCGACCACGAGCGCGATTATTCTGATGTAGGCACGGTAGGTCTCCTCTATGCCGTCGCGCGACGCCTTCGCTCCCGCCTCGCGCAAAATGCTTATTGCCGAAGCCGCGGTGATGCCGCCGCTGATGCCTCCCTGAGAAACATCGAGCGAGCCTGTGACGGTCTTGAGCTCCTCTATCTTGAGCAGCTTCGCATCCATCACAGAGTCGTTCATCGGGGATATCTCGATCTGACGGAGCTTTTCATCGTCAATGTCTCCCTCTACCTCCACGATGCTTCGGTCAAGGTCAAGGAACTCCTTTTCGTTGACTCCGAGGCTTCGCTTCGCCCAGAAGCGCACACGCGACGCCCAATCCGTGTATTCGAGAATGTTGGCATCGATACGGTTGATGTATCTCTGCGCCTCTGCCGAGGTAGCGATGACTCCAAAGCCGTGCGCCTGTCCCGTCGGGTACATTCTGTCGAAAACTATCGGGTACTGACCGTGCTCATACCAGCTACAAGGGCAGCTCGGGTCGCTCTCCGAGCTGTAAAGCACGCATTCACCGATGAATTTGCACAGATGGAGCTGAGAGATGCCGTCGGGAAGATACTTTTTATAGTACCAATCGACGACGAGGCACTTGCCGTCCGCCGTACTCATTCCGAGTGACGAAGCAAGAGAGCTATCCTGCTCGCGAAGCTGACTGTAGTCAACTCCGAAGGCTGCCTCAAGCGCGTCGATATCGCTATGCGAGACGATGAAAAGGTTTTGCGAGTCCTGAATATCCCCGACGCCTATCTCCCAGAAAATGTCCTCCAGAGCAAGCGCACGGATATCGATATCGCCAAGTCCGTCCTCAAGCGCATTATTCCAGAAAACTCCGTAAGCGGCGGTGCCGTGCTTGAGCTTCTCCCAGCAGTTGTCCGAGTAGGTCTGCTCAAAGCCGCACCTTTGCGTTATCACGGGAATGATCTTGGATAAGGTCTCGGCGTATTTTTCGTCGCGCTTCTCTCTCGGGAGACAAACGCAGGACGGAATACTGTCGATCACGTCGGCGTGCTTATTGACTATACTGTTGAATATCCAGGACGACGATTCGCCGCCGGTATAGACCGCGCGCCATATATCGCCCTCCGACGCTATTCTGCTCTCAAGCTCTGCCTTTTCCCTTTTGTAGCGGATAAGCGTTTTGATGGCAAGAGAGAGGTCGGGGGCTGCCGTTTTATTTTCGTTCATTGGGTATGTGTCCTTTCTTTTATTTAAATCTTGCCCTTACCGTATAGCTGTCGGAGGCTTGACGGTAAAGGTCTAGCGGGTCTGCCGAGATAATCAGGCTCTGCCCCGTCTTTTTTAATGCAGGCACGGGGCATTCCATACATACGTAGCGAAGCTCGTCGTATATGTGATCCTCGCCCGAGGTGTCCACGTCCTCCACGTCGGAGGAATCGTAAACAAGACAAGGAAAGGTCCTGATAAACTGCCGGCAGGTCGAGAAAACGTAAAGCCTCGGCTTGCCGTTCTCGTCAAAGGCAAGACGGTTGTGGACCTGCTGCTTGCCCGCGATCCGCGAGTTGTCGGCGCGGTCCCAATATATTCCCTGCTTTTCCATAATGCCGCCGATGCTCTCGCCGCCGTTCTTCTGATAGATCGCGGGGTCGGCGACTCCGTGGATAGTCCTGCCCGAGAGGTTTTCATCCTCGCGCTCGATGCGCTTGATCTCGGTCGCGACCTTCTCCGCCTCCCAGCGCACGCCCTCGTTCGGCGTGCCCGTGCAGCCGTAAAGCTCGCGGATGCGGTAAAGCACGCCGTCGGTGTCCTCGGCATACCAGCCTACCGAAAAGGGCCGCGAATATCCCCAGTCGAAGCCGCGGTAGATCCGCCAATGCTTCGGTATTCTGAAGGGCGAGATCACGTGAGTCGCCGTGCGGTCAAGGTATCGGTCGGGATCGTTCTTCCACTCGGTAAACACCTGTCCGGAAAAGCCGTTCCAATCGCCGTAAAGCAGTGCCGCACGCTCGGCTTCGGGAAGCGACGCCAGACGCGTAAGGTAGTCGGGATCGTTCCTTAGCAATATTTCGTTATCAAATACCGTAGACGGCACAAAGATCCTTGATTTCCGTCTTTCCTCCTCGTGACCGTCGGGAAAGCGGATCTTTACCGTCTCCCAGATCGTAGTCATAGGCGGCGCGGGGGTAATAAATCTTTCCTTGACCCATCCGTGACCGATGCCGCCGGGATTCGCCTGCGCTCTCATATAGCACCTCGTGCCCGGGCCGCTCGGGCGGTTTCGCGAGAAAAGATAGCTGTATTCGTCGAACGTGAACTGCGTCAGCTCGTCGAAAT